TTTTTGATGCTGCAAACAGATACAGCGTCGGACTAGATGATATCTTCTATCGATTGCATTCATATGGATCGAATCATCCTGGTGGACAATATCCTCCATACAATATCGTCAAAGAATCAAATGTTAAATGGCGTATTGAAGTAGCACTTGCTGGATGGGATCCAAAAGATGTTGAGGTTACTACTGAGTCAAATATACTCTTAGTAAAATCTGTTGCATCTAAGAATGATATTGAGAATGATGAGTATGTGCATCGTGGATTGTCTTCACGCACATTCACTAGGGGATTCAACCTGAGTGATGATGTCGAAGTCGGCACAGTCAGTTTCAATAACGGACTTCTTGTGGTAGAATTGCGAAGAATCATTCCTGATCATCAGAAGCGAAAGGTTTATGAAATCCAAAATTCTCAACTACCTGAAAGCGATAGTGTGCCATCCAGCGACACACTTTAATTTGATCTCTCTTGGAGTATTGATTCTGATTGGAATGCTTCATAATCATGCACACTTTGCAATGACTAAGGATGCAGATTCTTATGTGAGGCAGTGGTGTAGGTCATCAGCAGAAAACAAAAAGACCTGCATCAGGTATGGTGGAAACATGGACTACTAACCAACCTATATAATTTACAACCAAAGAGACCTCGCGGGGTCTCTTTTTGTTTGGAGTACACTATGAATGTCTATGTAAACTTAAAACCGAATACTTATGATGGTGACACAGATCTCTTGACAGTAGAAGTACCTGCATCTTATACTGAAGAACTTATGAGATATGTCAGACCTATCGCAGAACAAAAGAATATCGATGAATCCAAAATCCTTAAGGATATTATTAAGGAAGCAGTAAACGAAATTGAAAGGAGGAATTATGACCGTAAGAATCGTAAGACTAAAAAATGGTGAGGATGTCATTTGTAATTTGTTTGAAGTTACAATGAAGGATGATCCTAAACAAGCAGTTGCTTTGAGGATGGACTATCCATATAGCATTACCATCATCGAACCAGATGACGAAGACGACTTTGAAGATGGTCCAATCGAATATGAAATCGATGACGAAGGTAATGCAGTCCCCACTACAGAACTAGTAGCAGAAGATCTTTCTAAATCTCCAGATGATGAACTAGAAGATCTTCCTGAAGAAGATGAAGATGTGGGTGGTATCAAGAAGATGACTGGTCTCGATATTGACATGCGACCATGGGCACCTTTGAGTAAGGATAAACATATTCTTCTTAAACTTGATGATGTTGTTAGTGCATATGAAACTTTCGATATTGTCATTGAAAAGTACAACGAACTAGTGGAGGTAGCAAAAAGTGGATCAGCAGGAAATTAAACTTATTCTTCTTAGTAATAGGAGTGAGTATCTTATTGGTGTAGTAACTGAACTAGATGAAGAACCATCATACTTGGTTGCAAATTGTTTTGAAGTAAAAAGCGAAGAGGAACTCGTGGCGTTCCCTCGCTTTAGTTCACAACGTGACGTTTTCTTGACATCCGAGGCAGTATTCACTATAGTGGATCCGAGCCCTAAACTTCTGGAGACCTACGAAACCGCATGAGTTCGTTCTACACCAACATTCAACTGGCTGGTGACACAATTTTGTACAGAGGATACGAAGATGGGAAACCAGTATCGTATCGTACAAGTTTTTCACCAACTTTGTATGTCTTATCTCGACAGAGGGAAGAACTGAAGACATTGGATGGGCGGTATGTTACCCCTATCCAGTTTCAAAAGCCTCGTGAAGCGAGAGATTTTATTCGCCAGTATGAGAATGTAGAAGGATTTGAAGTACACGGATACGAAAGATACGTGTACCAATATATGCGCCAGGAGTTTCCTGGTGAAGTTGACTATAATATTAGTCAAATGAAAATCTTTGCAATGGACATTGAGGTTCAATGCGAGAATGGATTCCCTAATGTAGAAGAAGCAGCAGAACAAATGCTGTCTATTACCATCAAAGACATGGTAACTAAGCAGTATTATTGTTGGGCAACTCGTGAGTTTGACGCACCAAAGGGTGTTGAGACTCACATCTTCTGGACAGAACATGAGATGCTGAACCATTTTATACATTGGTGGACGCAGAATACTCCAGATATCCTTACGGGTTGGAACGTAAATCTATATGATGTTCCATACATTGCTCGTAGGGTTAGTCGTGTACTTGGTGAAAAATGGATGAAGAGTTTATCTCCTTGGAATCGTGCCAATGAGAGAGAAGTCTATGTTATGGGACGTAAGAATATTGCTTACGACATCTCTGGCGTCAATATTCTTGACTATCTCGATCTTTATCGTAAGTTTACATATACAAATCAAGAGTCATACCGACTTGACCATATCGCTTTTGTGGAACTAGGTCAAAGAAAACTTGATCACTCTGAGTATGAAAACTTCCGAGACTTCTATACCAGTGATTGGCAGAAGTTTATGGAGTACAACATCCAAGACGTTGAGTTGATTGACCGATTGGAAGACAAGATGAAGTTGTTGGAACTTGCCATCACTATGTCTTACGATGCAAAGGTAAACTTTGAAGATGTCTATAGTCAGGTCCGTATGTGGGACACTATGATCTATAATTATCTTAGCGATAAGAACATTGTTGTTCCACCTAGAAAGGCACCACCAAAGAAAGATGAAAAGTATGAAGGAGCATATGTCAAGGAACCGATTCCAGGAAAGTATGATTGGGTTGTGTCTTTTGATCTCAACTCTCTCTATCCTCATCTCATTATGCAGTACAACATCTCTCCCGAGACCCTCATCGACGCCAGACATCCCACGTCTACTGTTGATAGAATCCTTGAGAAAACGCTAGATATTGATGGGGAGTATTGTGTATGTGCTAATGGTGCTCAGTATCGAAAAGACATACATGGGTTCCTTCCAAAAATGATGCAGAAGATCTATGATGAACGGACCATATACAAGAAGAGAATGCTTAAGTCTAAGCAAGCTCTTGAACATGCCACCACACCTACAGAGACCACATCACTACAAAAGGATATTTCAAAATTCAACAATATCCAAATGGCAAGAAAAATCCAACTTAACAGCGCCTATGGTGCCATCGGTAACCAATACTTCCGATACTACAATCTGGCAAATGCTGAAGCGATTACCCTCTCAGGTAAAGTCTCGATTAGGTGGATTGAGAGCAAAGTAAATGCCTATTTAAACAAACTACTTAAAACAGAGGACCACGACTATGTTATTGCTTCCGATACTGACAGCATCTATATCTGTCTCGATCTACTTGTTCGCTCTGTATTTGATGTACAGAAGGTTTCTCAAGAGAAGATTGTCAACTTTATCGATGCAGCATGTAAGGATCGAATCGAACCATTCATCGATAAATCGTATCAGGAACTAGCAGATTACGTTGGTGCCTATGAACAGAAGATGCAGATGAAGCGTGAGAACATCGCCAACAAAGGCATCTGGACTGCTAAGAAAAGGTACATCTTAAATGTATGGGATAGTGAAGGTGTTCGCTATGAGAAACCTAAACTAAAAATTATGGGTTTGGAAGCAGTTAAGTCTTCTACTCCCGCTGCATGTCGTGCTGCCATTAAAGAATGCATGACAGTTATTATGAATAAAGACGAGGAAGCAGCACAAGCATTTATTGCTAAGTTTAGAGATGAGTTTTCATCATTACCAGTTGAAGATATTTCATTTCCAAGAGGTTGTAATAATCTAAATAAGTGGTCGCATCCAGCGACACTTTATGGTAAAGGCACACCCATTCACGTTAGAGGCGCACTGCTATATAATTTCCACAATAAGAAGAATAAACTTACTCACAAGTATCCTTTGATACAGGATGGTGAAAAGGTCAAGTTTGTTTATTTGAAGACTCCTAACAAAATCGGTGAGAATGTCATCAGTTTTATGGGTACATTCCCGAAGGAGTTCGGTCTTGACAAACAGGTAGACTATGACTTACAATTCTCTAAGTCCTTCCTTGAGCCTATCAAAGTTATTATGGATACTATTGGGTGGCAACCTGAGAAAATTGCATCATTGGAGTTCCTATTCGGATGAATACTAAAAAGTACATTGTTTCCTACCAATCTGCCTTCGGATTTTCACAACGAGAAGAAAAGATGTTTGGTGATTTAAAGGAGGCACAATGGTTTGAACGTGCCATGAAACGTTCGCAACATATCACAACATTATTAGAGGTCAAAGAGTGAAGTTTCTGCAAGATGTAGCAAAGGAGATCAAAAATGAATACGCAGGACTTGTCAGCGATGGTGTTGCAGCAGGAGATACCAGTGGTTTCATTGATACTGGCAGTTATATCTTTAATGCTCTGGTATCTGGCTCAATCTATGGTGGTGTCCCTGGAAATAAGATTACCGCTATTGCGGGAGAGTCTTCTACTGGGAAAACTTTCTTTTGTCTTGGGATTGTACAGCATTTTCTCGACAGTAATCCTGATGCGGGTATAATTTATTTTGAGTCTGAGTCTGCTATTTCTAAGCAGATGATTGAGGATCGTGGTATTGCATCTGATCGTATGATGATTGTACCTGTTGCAACCATTGAGCAGTTTCGTACTCAGTCTTGTCGTATCCTTGACCAGTATATGGAGCAGGATGAGGCAGACCGCAAACCATTGATGTTTGTCCTAGACTCTTTGGGTATGCTCTCTACAGAGAAAGAGATTGCCGATGTAGCAGCAGATAAGCAGGTTCGTGACATGACTAAGAGTCAATTGATTAAGGGTGCCTTCAGGGTGCTCACACTCAAACTAGGGAAGGCAAACGTGCCTATGCTGGTCACCAATCATACCTATGATGTGATCGGATCCTATGTCCCCATGAAAGAAATGGGTGGTGGTAGTGGACTGAAGTATGCATCTTCTACTATCATCTATCTGTCTAAGAAGAAAGAGAAGGATGGCACTGAGGTTGTTGGTAACATCATCAAATGCAAAGCGCAGAAGTCACGTTTGACTAAAGAGAATAGTCAGATTGAGACACGTCTTTACTATGATCGTGGTCTTGATAGATACTATGGACTGCTTGAACTTGGTGAGAAGTATGGGATGTGGAAAGACGTTGCTGGTCGCTACGAAATTAATGGCAAGAAAGTCTATGCCAAGGCAATCTTAAAAGAACCTGAGGTATACTTTACTGATGATGTGATGCAAGCACTTGATGAAGCAGCAGCAAAGGAGTTTAGGTATGGTAGCTGAACTTAAAGACTATATTAAAGTCTATGATGGCATGGTTGAGGATCAACTTTGTATAGATGTCATCTCAGCATTTGAATCTAACGGATATGAATTCTTTGATAGAGAACAAAGACCCTCGTTCAATGAACTGAACATCACTCAGTTGTATCTAAAGAATGATCCTGCTTGGGTAAAACTTCAAGATAAGATTAATAATAGATTTATTGATGCTACTGAATTGTATATGGAGGAACTTGGAGTCGGTGAAGATTTTCCTGAAGAGTATGCTTTTGAAGAGTTTCGTATCAAGATGTATCGAAACAATGAATACGATGAGTTCAAAGATCATGTAGATGTTGGAAACTATAATTCTGCTCGCAGGTTTCTAGTTTGTTTCTTATACCTCAATGATGTCCGTGCTGGTGGATATACAAATTTCCCTAGATTAAATCATGCGATTTCTCCAAAACGTGGTAGAATACTTTTGTTCCCATCAACGTGGCAGTATCGCCATTCGGGTCAACAACCCATTACCAATCCCAAGTATATCGTGGGATCTTATCTGCATTACATATGAACCTTGAAGTAAGTATTCTCAGTAACCTCATCTATAACGAGAGGTATGCTAGGAAAGTTTTGCCTTTCTTGAAATCAGACTACTTCACTGCTCGCGAACATAAGATTATCTTCTTAGAGATCCATGAGTACATTAGTCAATATGATGCATGTCCCAGTCTCAACGCAATTGGTATAGAATGTCAGGAACGAACTGACCTCACTGAAGACCAGTTCAAAGAAATTATTCAGGTATTAAATGTCCTTTCCGATGATCCCTCAGACCACGATTGGCTCGTTGATACTACAGAAAAGTGGTGTCAAGAGCGTGCGATCTACCTATCTCTTATGGAATCTGTCAAGATTGCTGACGGGCAGGATACCAAGAGGGACAAAGGCGCTATTCCTTCGATTCTTTCGGAGGCACTTGGAGTATCCTTCGACCAACATGTAGGACATGATTATGTCTCAGATGCCGAAGCAAGATACGAGTTTTACCATAAGAAAGAAAACAAGATTCCGTTTGACCTAGACTTCTTTAACAAGATTACCAAGGGTGGTCTTTCTAACAAGAGTCTCAACATTGCACTTGCTGGTACTGGTGTAGGTAAGTCTTTGTTTATGTGCCACTGCGCTGCAGCGGCTCTCCTACAAGGTAAGAATGTTCTCTACATCACAATGGAGATGGCAGAAGAAAAGATTGCAGAACGTATTGACGCTAACCTACTCAACATCAATATTCAGCAACTTGGAGATCTTCCAAAAGTAATGTTCGATAAGAAGATCAAAGCATTGAGTAAAAAAACTCAAGGCAAACTTATAATTAAAGAATACCCTACTGCATCTGCTCATGTGGGACATTTTAAGTCTCTTGTTTCTGATCTTGCTCTTAAGCGGAGCATTAAACCCGATATTATCTTTGTGGATTACCTTAATATCTGTGCTTCCCAGAGATATAAAGGGAGCATTGTCAACTCCTATACCTACGTCAAAGCAATCGCAGAGGAACTTCGCGGTTTTGCTGTGGAGTGTAACGTTCCTATTGTCAGTGCTACGCAGACCACTCGTTCAGGTTTTGGTAGCACTGATGTTGACCTTACTGATACTAGTGAATCCTTCGGTCTCCCTGCTACTGCTGATCTTATGTTTGCCCTTATTAGTACGGAGGAGCTTGAGGGCATGAATCAGATCATGGTCAAGCAATTGAAGAATCGATACAATGATATTAGTAGAAACAAAAGATTCTGTGTAGGTATTGACAGAGCGAAGATGAGGTTGTATGATGTGGAGGAATCTGCACAAGATGACCTTGTTGATTCTGGACAAGGAACAGAATCTCAACAGATTGATTTAGTTAAAAAGTTCACCTCAAAGAAAACATTTCAAGACCTAAAGTATGATTGACCCCAAAAAGTATGCACAATTCGTCGATGCGGTCACGTCGCAAGAAAGCAAAGAGTCCGAAGCATTCCTTTATCGTATTCAAGAGTTGGAAGGCGTTGGATTTCCTACCGAGCGATTGCTTACTGCTGCTGTAGGTATGTCTGCTGAGGCAGGTGAGTTTACTGAGATCGTCAAGAAGATTATCTTCCAGGGTAAACCCGTCAATGATGAAAATCTATTCCATCTCAAACGTGAACTAGGTGATATCATGTGGTATGTTATGCAAGCCTGTATGGGTTTGGGAACTGACCTAGATGAAATCATTGAGATGAACATCGACAAACTCAAGGCACGATATCCTGGTGGTGAGTTTGATGCTCACTAC